ATAACGATTGCTTCTGAAGTAGCCGGTCCACCAACTACACCTGCAGTTACTCCTGTACCTACAAAGGCATTGGCTCCATGACCGTGTGAATTTTGAATAATATACAAAGGTGCATTAGCTGTCCACGTTACTGCTGCTCCACCATCATCTAAGATAGCTTCTTCATCAATAAGCTGACCACCACCTGCTGCAGTTCCTAAATCGAAATCAACATCATCGCCTGAAGCTCCTGCTGTAACAATGTTACCTGCGGGAATTGCGATAAGACTACGAATAATAGTATCTGCCGGTTGTGTAAATGAAACATCATACGTTGCATCAGCCGTTACTGCAATAGTTCCTGTAGTAGCTGAAGTCCACGAATTAACTGAATTATCAGCAAGTCCACGAACATCTGCTGTTTGTGCTGAGTTACGCCCTGTATCCCTTATATTTATGACTGGGTTTGCCATTTTTTTCTCCTCTATTTAATTAAAAATAGTTATATTGTTTGTTTTAAAATATAGTTTATACTATAAAAATAAAAGAAAAGGGAGGCTGTTACACCTCCCAAATCTATTTGGTTAGTCTATTCCGTAGAATGCACTAACGATTGCTTCGTCTCTAAGTACTTTCGCACCAAAAACATGAAGACCTCTCACAATATCCCCAAACGAAGTTGGGTCTCTCAACACTTCTGTTGATAGAATTGTGTTTGCAGTAGCCGTAGAAGACATGTGACCTGCCAAACATTTACCTGCTGCATTTGATGCTGCAGCTATGTTATTTGACTTGTACATATCAAAGCCACGAAGTTTTCCACTAGAAACTAATCCGTTTCTAATAGAGCCTTGTCCGGCATTGTAGTCTACAGACAACAGTTTAGAACTAGAACTTCCTAGAACTTCGTAGAAGTCAGGACTTGCAACAAACCAACGACCTTCTTCAGGTACATTCTGTTCGTCTAATAGTCTTGACATTCTAGACATAAGGTCTAGAGGGTCATGTTCATCAGTTCCAAAACCAATGTCTAGGTTACCTGTTCCATCAAAAGTTCCTGCAGCTAAATCAGTAGCTGAGTCAGAACCTAAAATATGATTAGGTGAAGATGCAGAGCATCCTGCAAACATTGTTACTAATACAGCAGCGTCATACGCATCTTTAAGAGCATATGCAGCAGAGCTTGAAGCAACTTCTTTAAAGTTGACATGTGACATATTTGTTTCAATATCATCTACGATGAATTTGAAAGCATTAGCACTATCAACAACTAAAGAAATTTCAGCATCAGTTAGTCTGGTTTCTGTGGTATCGGCATTTCTAGTATACGCTGATACAGAAATAACGGGTTCTTTAATAATCTTTACTGAGTCTCCGAAAGCAGATATCTCACCAGAATAATCGGTGTTTGTGATAGCTTCTATTACAGACGATTTCCTAAAAAAGTTTAAAACCTTTTTAGAATAAACCGAAGGTAAAAAGAAACTATTAGTTTGTCCTGCAACGGAGTTAGCAAAGTTAGCATTGGTATCAGTACTCGGTTCAAAAAATTGAGCCATGATTGTTCTCCTTTATTATATAGTTTATTTTATGATCCTGCCTTCTTGCATTGCATTGCTGATTTCACTTTCGTATTTATCAAACTCTGCCATGCTTAACGCAGAAATCTCTCTTTCAGACCACACTCTTTGTTGATTTGGGTCTACACTAGTTGTTTTAGTGGAAATCATATCAGCAGCAGATTGTTGAGTCTGTCTAGAATTTGACTTAGTTTGTCTAACTTGAGAAACGTCTAATCCAATATCCTTTTTAAATAAATCTAAAGCTCTACTAGCCAAAGTTGCATCATCTGGGTTATTAAAAATCCAATCTTTAATAGCCTCTGGTTGCAAATCAGCCCACTCTTGAAAGTCATCACTGTTTCTAATATCATCAAAATCAGGATGTTTTTCTCGAAGATTCTTTTCAGCATCTTTACGAACAAGTTCATTTTCTCTAGTCTGTAGAGCACTAAGTCTCTCTTCTAGAACTTTTGTCTTTGATTCGCTTTCTAGATGAGCAACAGTTTCAACAACTGCCATTACATCTGGATACTCGTTTTTAAACCTTTCTAGTTCTTCTGCAGATTTTGGAGCTCTATAGTCTGGTCTGTTTTTAACAGCTTCGTCTAAAAGTTCTTGTTCTCTAGCTTTAAACTCATCAAGTCTTGAATCGTAGTGCGTTTTTAAATCATCGTATCGTTTTTTATAGTTGGGTTGCTTGTAAGGTTTATCTTTACTTGCTTCTATTTCTTGTTTTTCTGCTTCAATGGCATCACTTTCGTCATGTTCAATGGAAACAGAGTTATCAAAAAATAGACTATCTGACGATACAAAAGGTTTATCTTCTACATTATGCCAATCTTTTTTTGCATTATAAGGGTTGGCTTTTGGTTCTTGGTTCTCGGTTATAACTTCTTTAGTCATTTTCTTACCTCCTAATCAGGGCTTCGTTTAACAAGGTCGCTACGTTGTGCACAGTAGGGCTTGTCTTGTAAAGGTCGCCTTTCGGTTGTTTTATGTGATATAGTGCCTATAAAATTATAGGGTCGCTTTATCTCTATTTTAATCTAGGGTTTGTCGATAACATACCTTTACGTATCTCATCGTCTACAATATTAGAATCAATAGGCTTTCCATATTGGTCCACATCTGTCTCTTCTTTTCCTGTAGGTTTTCCACCTAGATTAAGTTCTTGTCTTCCATCTGCTCCGGCTTCTGCATCTTTCATCATAGACATTAAATTGTCTGCTCCGATTTCTTCAGTTGCTTTTGCAGTAAAGACAAATTCTCCGTCCGATAACCTTGCAGGTATCGAATCGGATTTTTCAGTTCCTAGACCTTCAATAGGACCGGAACCTGAAAATTCATGTGCACTCTCTACGACTTTATCAAAGATAATACTTAGTTTATCATCCTTTTCAAGAGCACTTATTAAATAATTTCTATCTTCACTAGGTAATATTTCTTCTATTACATAGTCTACATAGTCTTCTTCCATTTCTTCATCTGGAAGCATAGGGGTTTCTTTATCCATTAAAGATTCCATTTGTTCTTCAACTCTAACAGGAGCTACTGAAATTTCAAGAGCATTCATTTGATCTTCTGTACTTCCACCTTCTTCGTAGAGTTTTCTTTTTTTAAACATTATCTTCTTTCCTATTCATTGCTTCGTCTACTTCATTCCCCAACTGCTCTAGGCGTTCCAGAGAATTGATCTTCCCCTGACTGCGGTACATTTCCAGTTCCGATGTTGCCACCACCAGTACCTGTAACTCCAAGTTCTTGAGGTGGTTTAGGTATTCCACCAATACCTCCCAGTCCTTCCCCTTCACTAGGGGCACTAGGCTCCTCGCCTGTTGTTTGTTGAGCATTTTGCATTCCTATTATTTGTGCCATTATTGCAGCCTCTTCAGGATCATTGAGTATTTCATCAGGATCAAGATCAAGACTGTAGGCAAGTTCACTAATTAATTTAGACATTTTCACAAACGGAGCAACAGCAGGATTCTGTACAGTCTGTAAGAAAGTAGTCAATCTTTGACTTCGTACTTCTTTCTGCATTAAGCTATTTGTTCCAGAAGCACTAACTTCTAAATCACCTACGACTCCTAACTTATCTTCTAAGAATTGCATATTCCATTGGAAATATGCTTCTCCAAGAGGTTTAAGAAGGAAATCATCTAAATTCTTAACAACTGTTTTGATGTTAAGACTTGCTGCACCTAACAACATAGACATTCCTGATGCAGTCCTAGTCATACTTTGTACTCCTGTTTGACCATGTGAGTAACTTGGTATGCCTGTCTGCTCATCAGCAAGCTGTCTAAACTTGTCAAACATCATCATGTTTTCTGTAGATGTATTTGGAAACTTTACACCGTGTATTGCCTGTCCGGGCATTCCCGACTGTCTACGAAATACTTTTCCGGGATACATTTCAAAACTTTGTCCACCTACTAATGCAGACTCATCTACATCAAAAACTAATGAGCCAGAAAGAGCAAGATTATCTATAGCCATTCTAGCGTGTCCATTCATTATTTGTTGAGAATCATCCATGTTCTCAGCTACACCTACTCCAAAAAAACTGTAAGGATTCTTTTCATAAGGAAAAGCATGATATGGTATTCTATGAGGGGTAAATGGATTTACTACTACTCGAAGTATTTTATTATGACTTATCCAAGCATTAACTTGTAATTCATCTAAGTCATCAATATTTTTGTCAAGTTCAATTCCTACTTCACGAAGATATTCTGCATCCATTGTTCCCCAATATTCTAGTACTTCGTACTGTGTTGGAGTTTGCTGATCTTGTTCTTCTTCCCTTATTTGATCTTCGTAACCACGTTTTTCGTAATTACCGCCCATTTGTAAACATTCTCTAATAGCGTCTTTATCAAAGTAAGGAAGTTTACTAAGTGCTCTAAATTGACTACGATTTAATTTATGCCTATGAACTATGTATTCACATTCTTCCATTGAAGTAGCATTTGGATCAGGAAAGAAATCCCAAAGACTAACAAATTCTATTCTTGGTACTCTAACTTCTAAAGGATTATATACTCTACTTCCTTCTTCGTCTTCATCCCACTTGTTTAAAGTTTTATTAAAATTAAATGGACCTTTAATAATTCCTGTGCCCATCATAGCAGCTTCAAATAACGCACTTCGTAATTCAGATGAACCACTGGATTCTTCTATTTGATCGTGAATAAGTTTTTCCATTCGTCTTGCAGCTTTTTGTGCAGGACTAATTTCTAAGTCTTGTGGTATTGGGCTAAAACCTTCTGTATAATTTCCTTCTAACTTAGCAACTTCTTCTAAAAATCTTTCTTTAAATTTACCGTCACCAAAAGTGGCTCCGGGTTTTAATGTTTTACCATCTCCTTCATATCCTACATCAAAAGGATTTTCTTCTTCTTCATTAATTTCAACTGCTTCAGCAGGTGTTGTTTCAATTCCGGGAACTGGATTTTGAGAATCTAAGTGAGCATGAGATACTTCACCTTCTGGCATTTTAGTTTCTTTAATACCAATAGGAAATTTACCTGTTCCAAAAATAACATCTATCAGTTGTCCAAAGGCTGCAAGTACTTTAGTCTTTGTAACCTTGACAAATACTCTAGACTTTTCAGATTCTCTAAATCTAATATTCTTACCGTACAAGCCTCTATAATTCTGATAGGCTGTTAGCCAACGCTGTTCGTGTATTTGCCTAGAGTCTTCAGCAATTTGAAATCTATCAGATATTAATCCTGCTAAGTTTAATTTTTGGTCTGCTTCTAAATTTAAACTTTTACCTTGCTCACCTTCTACGTCTTCGTAGATGTTGTCCGCGTTTAAAAATGTATTGTCGTTATCTGCCATATATTAATAACCAAATGTATCATCTACTGGTCTATAAACAGACTCTCTATGATACTGTCGAATATTCTCCATTGGATTGTTTATTCTAGGTCTACTCATAATAAGATATCGCAACGCATCATAAGCATGATCCGCAGCGTGTGTGTCTACATCTTCAGGGTTACGAGTATCTAATGGTATATTTTGTAGTTCTTTAATTAAGCTTGGACAGGTATTAAATATCTGTAACTTTGGTCTACCACTTGGTTGTACTTTTAAATATTCGTGAATCTGAATTTTACCTTGTATTCTATTTTTATCTGCTCGTCTAAGTTTGTGTCCTTGTTTTACGAGCGTTTCCCCTACGGTTGGTCCAGTCGTTCCTGTTCTTGACCAAGCAGAAGTATCTAATACTCCTGATACGGAAAAAGGGTCTTGCATTTCCATATCTGTTATTATACGTCCTAAATCCTCACCTGTCAAGCCTTTTCTGTATAATTCTCTATATATTATTAACGTGCCGTCTGCTCTGTCAACTGCTCCCCATACACAAGCACTTTCTGAAGCGTATCCATAGTCAATGCCTTTGATCCGTTCCCACGTTAGAGGAATGTGAAAAGGACTTACAATGTGTACATCTACATCAAACTCTACAAAGGCAGCTCCTTCATTAACATCCCAGTTTCCTTCAAGTAATTGTTTACGTTGTACAGGTGGTAAAGACATAAGCATCTTTTCATAGATGCCATCATTTGCTAAGTATGGGTTGTCTGTTAAACGTGCAGGTATAAACTTTCTAGTTAAACCATCTTGTCCTACAAAAGACTGGTTTTCTTCATTAGAGTCTACGTATCTTTTTTTAACCCACGCAGCACCAATACCTCCGGGGTTAGCTGTGCATCGTAAATAAGTCTTAATTTCTGGATCAGTAGTTCTAAGTCTAGAGGCTAGATAGTTCCAACCAAACTCTGTAGGCAGGTGGGTAATTTCGTCAAAACCTATCCAACTGTATGCTTGCCCCTGATACCTATACACATCTGCATCACGCTCAAGGAATCCAAATTCTATCTTAGCCCCTGATGGGAAGTTCCAAACTTTTTCAACTTCTCTAAACTTACATCCGGGAAATGCCTGTGGATAAAGTTCACGAGACTTATCTATGAGTTCTCTTAGTTCTGGCATAGACCTTCTAAGTATTAAAGCTCTGTGTGCTTTGCGGTGTGCGTATCTTAAAGGGTCTACAAGCATCGCATAACTTTTACCACCACCGGCAGCTCCACCATACAATACATCTTTTTCATCTGCTGCTAAAAACTCAGTCTGTGGTCCTTCATTAGCATGAAAGACTACATGTGAGCCTGCATCTATTTCTGCTTGGATTGCTTTTGGAATTGACGAAAGTTCGTCTGTTGTAACTACCTTCCCCTCGTTTGTAGGTTTCTTCGAGTCGTCTTCAAGTTGGGAGAGAACTTTTGTGGTTTGTTTGAGTGAG